GTGACGTAGGTGCTACCGGACTCGAGCATACTGGCGACCATTTCGTCGGTCGCTGCTGCGGTTTCCTCGGCTTCTTCTTGTGCTTTTTGCATCTCTGCAGAAATGAGCCCGATACCTGCGGCCGCAGCTAGGCCCGCGGCCGCGCCTGCCGGACCGAAGCCGCTAAACATCGACGAAGCTGCGCCCTGGAAGCCGTCCACGATCGACTCGGCAGAGCCATCGAATGAGCCTGCGAGTTGCTCCGCTTCCGCTGCGCCATCCGCGGCCATCTGTTTAGTGGCCTCTTTGCCGCCGCGCTCCATCTTGTCGTAGGACCCACCGACGTCTTTAGCCATCTGTTTAGCTTCGGCTTTAGTTTCACGAGCTAGCTCTGACCATGACTTCTCGAGTCTTTCGGTCGACGCTTCGCCATCTTTGGCTACATCGTCGAGCGAGTCGGCTACGTCTTCGAGAGCGTCCTCTACGGTCTTAAAGCCTTTTTGGATGTCCCGCGTATCGGTTGTCAGGTCCAGGCGTACTCCGGCTGCCATTAGTTTTTCCTTTCAACGATTTCGTGGAGGGTCTTTACTGAGGTTTGGACCCATAGGGACAATATACGGGGGACTGCGTGTCTAGCTGCGGGGAAGAATACGTAGCCTTTTTTCCTTCGAGGGTCTAGCTGTGCTGTGACGTTCCTGGTCTGTTTGTAACGGTTGCCGAGCTTGGAGGTGAACTCGACCGATCGGACGTTTTTAGTCGCTCCAAACTCGAGCCCCTGCCATTGAGTCTTAGGGTCTAGGCCACCCGCTAACGGCCGGCCGATCGTTGCGGCCGTTAGCGTCACACCCTTATTCCCCACTGTTACTTTCGCCGTTTTCACTAACACCTTGAAACGTGCGGCCTGAGTCTTGCCACCCGCTATGGATGCTTGCTCCGCGATTTCTTGTCGCCAGATATCGGTCAGGACATCTTTAGATTTCTTATTGATCTCTTTGCGGATTTCGGGCTCTGCCTGTTTCAGTGCTAGCAGCACTGCCCGTATCTCGCGCGATGCTAGCGCGGATACGACCAGCATCAGGGCTCGACGAGGGTAGGCGCTCCGACTAGGGGAAGGCTAACCGACGAGGCTGCGAAGGATCGCGTGTCGCCGCCTACTGTGCCGGGGACGACGTGGACGGTCATCGTAAACGATGGTCCGCTAGCGTCTTTCGGCTGCAGAGTGACGGCTACTTCCGATCCTTGGTTTGCGTAGAGGTAGCGGGAGAGCGATGTGGCAGAGTCCCAGTCCTGGACGAAGCTCAGCTCGAGGGTCCAGTCCACGGAGGTCTCTGGAAAGACCGCGGTCGGCTTGAGCCCGTAGTAGGTGGTCGCTGAGATGTTGGGGCTCAGCGTGGCGGTCGACGCTGCGGGCGCGTAGTCGTCGCCTGCAATCGTGAGAATTGCGTCTTTGTAATACAGGGGCGTTGGAGTGATAAGTGCCATTAGTTAGTCTCCTAGTTCGGCGGTCGATGTTGTGGTGATTTCGTAGCCCATAAAGCGCTCGAGGTGTACGATCTTGGTCGCTGTGGACCAGGTGAGGTTCGGAAGCGATCCGATACCGGCCAAGGCTTCGACCAGTAGGGTATCCAGTTCGTCTTCGGAAGCTGTGGCGTCGGTGTGTGGCGATAGGACGATGACGGCCATCGTCACGATTAGGTGAGACAGTGGGGCGAAGTCGGCGGGCTCGATCGTCCGTACTGAGACGATCATCGTCGGTTGCCGGATGTTATTAAGCGAGCGTTCGTCGTCGATGACAGTCCACGTTGCAGGCATAGCTCCGGTGAGCGCTGCGACTGCTACGGAGCGCATAGACATTAGCCGACCACCGGAGTACCACGTCGAGGGCGTACCATTTGCTTTACTTGCCAGTCGAGGGGGAAGGGTCGGATCGTGAAAGTGTCGTTTCCGATGTCTCCGGTTCCAGCGTCGACTAGCGATCCGTTGTAGACATTCTTGGCTTGTGTGATTTGTGCCATTCGGTAAGTGAGGGGTACGGCCACGCCGTCGGCTAGGACGGGAGCATATTCGAGTATCTGCGACTTTGAGAGTGCGAGTAGGTCGTAGAGCATCGCGTCTTCGATCGTGCGGGCGTCGATCCATTGGTCACGGGCAAGCGATAAGGTTGCCCACTCGTCTCCGGTGTCGTCGGCCACGATGCGGATTGGGTCGGCTTGGATAACGCCGTCGCTGTTATTTTCCGCGGTCTTGTCGATCACTACGACCAGCGTGTAGATGCCTGCGGTCGTGAAGACGGAAACGTCGGCCGGGAAGGTGACGTCTACGTCCTGCCCGTTGACTGTGCCAGTAAGGGTCGTAACGGTTGTCCCCGGAGGGTCGGTAAGCAGCACCTCGGCGACATCTTGGCCGTGTAGCTGTATGGCGTCGTTATTGAGTGAAGGGGACACCACGAAGTCTTCGGCCGGAATGTCTCCGACGTAAAAGTAAGTCATGGTGTCCCCTTTGCTCTGTTAGCGGTTAGGCGTTGTTGATAATGCGAGACAAGCCGTCGGTGCTGTCGATTCGTGCTGCGACATAACCGAATACTGCCTCGTCGACGCCGCCCTTAGCGATGTCGAGAGCGTTCACGCGGATTGGTGATCCTGCGAGCTCCATTACGGTGATGGCGTCGCGGGCTCCGACAAGCACGTCTCCAGCGTCGAGGGAAGCGTGGGGGACAATCTTAAAGCCCTCCATGTCTCCGCCTTCGAGGTTCAGGCTCATACTGAGGAACTCCAGAGCGTTATTCGTCTGGATTAGTGCCAGTTCTTCGTAGACGTCGGTTGCGACGATTGCGAAGGTTGGCAACGCGTCGGCCTGAGTGATCACGTTCAGCGATCCACGGACCAGCTTTACCAAAGACTCGGCGATACCTGAGGGGATGGTCCCCACAGCGGTACCAGCACCGACAGCGGTAAGCGCTTGCGTAAGTACGTAGTTGTCGGACTGCTTTGCGTAGCTGTCGACTGCGTATCCCATCATCGCTTCGAGGACGTCGGTTTGGTTAAAGTCGACGAACTCACGGGCGATGTCCCAGGCTCCAGCGAAGCGCTGCAGCGCGACACTGTAAGACTCTGCGACTGGGGCGTTAGATGGGACGTCGGCCTTGTTACCTGCCCACGCTGCAACCTCTGGCTGAGTGGTGAAGCGCCAGCCGGTGACAGTGGTCGAGGTGAGGGGAGCCGAAGCGAGGTTAGGGATAACCTTACGGGTGAAGCGGCGGCCGTTCCACAGTTCCCCGACGTACTGCGGGACCACGGTCGCGGTTCCAACTGCGCCGCTGCCAGAGATGGCAACGTCCTCGAGGGCTGCCATGAGGCGACGGTCGCCGGTCTGGCGGGCCTGCGAGATCATGTTAAAGACCTCCGAGACGGATGCCTCGGTCTTACGTTCTACTGTGGTCGCCGAAGCCTTGAGGGTTTCGGGGACTCGTGCGTTAAGTGGTGCGTCCACTGGGGGTTCCTCCGTTGTTTGTTCGGGCTGCGTTTCGGCGGCCATTGGGGTTAGCTCGACGTGTTCGTCGATTGTTACGACGTCGCCGTCGACAACCTTCGTGCGGGTAATAATCCGCGTCCAGATGTCTCCGTTTTCGTCGGTGTATTCATCCTCGACAGTTTCGATGACACCCGCGTCGGTTGTCGTGTCCACTTCTTCGATGTCCTGGTCCACCTCGGCGATGGTTTCATCGTCTACAGTGTCGGCCGCCATTACGCGGGCTCCAGGAAATGCTCCAGTATTGACGAAGGCAGCGCCGGTAAGTACTCCCGAGACGGCCTTCCCTGCTTTGATTACCACGTTTTTTACCTCCGCTGATAATGCTTTGAGTTTTCCGGTTACTTTGCCTTCCTCGATTTCAGCGAGTAGGGCGTCACCTTCGGGGTTCCCGCCGACCTTAAAGGTGGCGACAATACCGGAGGGGGTCTCTGTTGCGGTCAGGATGCGAGCGACTGGCTCCATCTGATCGTGCTCTAGGTTCGCCTGCAAGACGGTGACATCGTTAGGGATGTCGATAATCCCAGGACCATCGATCGCAAACTTACCGATATTAGTCCGGCCTACTTCACCGAATGGGAGTAGTAGTCCGGTGACGATTCTGTCGGCGAGCGACGCGGTAAGGTTGCCGGCCTCGATGTAGGTAGTTGTCATTTAGTCCTCCGTATAGGGTCCGGTTTGTCCACCGGGTCGGTTAGAGTTTGGGCTTACGTCAAAGCGGATACGCTGCCCTCGAGGGCACACGTCATCCATAGAGAGGCGCGCTTCGATCGGTTCGGTCCAGTAGGGAAGGCGCTCGATAAAAGCTTCCTGCCGGCCGTCTTGTGTTTCGTAGTTTAGGGACGCTTTGGGGAGTGCTGCGTCGAGCATCGCGGTGGGTACGTTTAAGAAGTTAGCGATGTCAAGCTTTACAGCGTTCCGCGCTTCGATCATTAGGTCGGTCGAGGTGTTGCCCTCGAAGCGAGCGTTCAAAGAATAGGGGATATACATGACGGTACCGTCGGGGTCTCGTCGTGCGGCCGCGACGGCCTTGACGTATGCGGAGGCCTCCGCTTGTGTCATTCCGTTATCTTCCTTTTCCTCGAGCACGATCGCGGGGGACGGTGTGCGCGCCCTGCCAGCCCACGAGCCCTCGAGGTCTACGGCTGCCCGGATGCTTCGTCCTGCGACATTGAGCAAGCCCTCGAAGGGTCCAGGGAAATAGATGACGGATTTACGGTCCGGGTAGATGTCGTCGATCAGGATGTCCCCAGTGGGATCTACCTCCCAGCGGTCCCAGGGGACTCTCACAGCGTCGGTAATCTGCCCTTCGCTTCCACGTTCGACAGCCCAAAGACTCGAGCCGTAGAAGATGATGTCATCAAGGGTGTGCGCCATACGGTGCCACGGTGGGAGGTCGGTGTCCGTCCGGTAGAGCCAAGTCGGTTGGGGGTCTAAGAGTTCTTGCCCTCGGAGCGCCCGCAGGGGCCGACCGGCCAGCGCTCCGAGTAGCAAGCCCCGAGCAACGACCACCGAGGGTAGGCTCATAGCCTCTATCCGTGTAACGGGTACGGTGTCGGTCCCGAAGATGTCATTCCAGACGAATTCCTGCAGCTGCCCTTCAGCCCAAGGCGATACGATGCCAGCTCGAGCCATACGGTTAGCCGGGTAGTCGGACGCTGGATTCATAGCGACGTATGACGGAAGCTTGAAACGGTCTAAGAGTCCCATGCGTACATTCTGCCCTAGACCACTTGCAGATTACCGGCCGCGGCGCGTCGCGCTGTAGATGATGCCGTAGCCTTGAGTGTTTCCGGCCGGGACTTTGTGGACTTGTCTCTCGTGCTCAATTGACTTCCGCGCTGCCTCGTTTAGGCTGAGTGCAATCGTTGCCCATAAGCTTCCGCATTCGTCGCAGGTCACGACGACGGTGCTGGAGCTCTTATCGAAGCGCATCATGACTCGGCGATCACTACTCCGGCCGGTTCACTCTTTGCGCCCTTCGCGAAGTACTGGTCCCAGTTGCGGAGCGCCCTAGTGGCCGCGTCTAGCGAGGTGATGTCGTCGCCGGGTGTAAGTGTCGTCCAAAGCCACTGGCCAGCGTCTCCACGGATGTCACGCTTCCCCGCCCGCATAACGGCCTCGTTTAGAGATATCTGGTCGAAGTGTTTGATAGTGCCACGGTCGAGGTCTCTAAGTATCTGGATGCACCCGGCCCCGGTCTCCCGGTAGGTCTGCATCTTCAGCTTTACGCGTGGCTGTAACGGTGCGCACTCGTTAGCTGTGGCTTTGCCTTCCCCGATGTCGTCGTAAGCGATCGTGCTCCCGCGATATTTCTGTGTAAGTTCCTGCATACGCTTTGGCAGCCATGCGGTGCCTTGACGGTGGTCCACGACCTCGACGTAAGCGGTGCCGTATTGGTCGCGCCATGAGGCGACGATCGACGCTGCCGAGCCTCCCGGTTTGATAGCAAGCCCGAAGGCCATCTTGGAAGGTTTTGTCTTCTTGGTCTTTAGCGTGGCGTGTTGCCACGTCTCCGGCTTGATGGCGGTCGTCCCGAAGGTCTCCGGCCAGATTGAGAGATACTCCCGAGCCCATTGAGGCTTCGCCATGGATCGGTAATTCTTGACCATTTTCTCGATCGTGGTGAGGGTGCCGATTCCAGGGTGACAGGTCTGGAGTAATGCCATCGCTTCGTCTTCGTCTTCGATGGTCTCCCAGTGCGTGTTCTCCGGTGCTGCGAAGTCCACGATCCCGATGGTCTTGTCTTCGTTGCGGGCTCGCTCGAGGTAGTTCCAGAAGATGCCGGTCCTAGCTTCGCCAGCGGTCCCCGAGATGATTAGCGACGCTCCGGGTTTCGTGTCTTGTAATGGGAGGATGGCAGCCAGTAGGTCTTCGCCTTGTAGCGGGTCGATTTCCTGAGCTTCGTCGATCCATGAGACGTCGGCGGCTTCGCCTCGGTAGGCTTCGGCTTCGGGTTTAAGCACTAGGAAGCTCGAGCCGTTAGCAAACTCGATGCGTTGGTTTGCAGCACCTCGGAGGATGCGGAAGCCACGGTCTTCGTGGAAGACTTGGTCGTCGCCGAATAGTGTCGCCATCCGGCTCTTAGATCGCGGCCGGTTAAAGGGGTCGTCGAATGGTGGAGGTGTTATTCGGTCTAGAAGGTTTGCCCATTCTCGGAAACGTCTCGACGATGCGACTCCAGATTGTGCCGAGAATGTCACCTGGTAATTGGGGCGTGAGGCGCAGCGGCCTAGCATCATTAGGAAGATGGTCGTCGTCTTCGATGCTCGCCTAGGCATCTGGATAGCGAAGGCGTCCTGGTCCGAGTTCAGCACGTCGGCGATTAGTAGCTGTTGCGGTTTTAGTTCCCCCGGATTATTCAGGAAGCCCATAAGCTCGGCGCCCTTTAGAAACTCGAGGCGTTTACTTTCCGTATCGTCGAGCTTCGAGCAATACGCGGGAGCGATCCCCTCGCTCCGCTTCGGTTCCCACTCCCTGAGAGAAAAACTTTTTTGGAAAGCTAGCGGAGT